GCCACCCCAATAGCGAGTCCAGGGTTTTACTACCACTCTATTCTAGCTGCCAAACTAGAATAGGTTCAAAATTCTGGCTATTGGATTGTCATACCAGAATTGGTAGTACGCTCGCGACTTCAAAGTGACACCGCACTCTGTGGCCAAACGCCGCCAGAACTCCGTCCAGCGAGCATCGTGACACCACAAGCGGCTATAAGCATCGAGCCTATCCTCTACATACTCCTCGGATACCCAGAAATTCACTATGTGTTTCTCCAGGTAAACGGGCACGGGCTCTCCGTTGAAATCGGTTCCCATGAACGTGAGGGACTGCTCATACTCTTTCACCTTGCATCCAAGCTGCTCCAGGCAGTCCAAGTAGGAATCTGAAATATGAGATTGGAGAACATCATCTCCAGTAGCCCATACCGATCCAATCACTTGGCCCGACCTCAAACTAGCTCCGACGTGCATCAGCACCATAGCCAAGCTATTATCAGCTATCGTCACAAACAGGCCTGATTTCATGGTGCCTTCATACTTCTGCTGTACCACCAATCCATTCGAAAACCGTATTTTTGGATTAACGAAAGCCTCGCGGTAGAGCTGATCCATTACTCGCAACCAATCATCAGGCCCGCCAGCACGCTTGCGGAACTCCCTTATCGCGCGAAAAACCCAACCAGGCGCGTTAACATCCCAACTCGAGATGTCTCGCGAATACCTTATGCCACGCGATTTACAAACCGCCTTGAAGCGGCGCCAACCGCCATAACAAAACACCAATCCGTGCGCCGAAGGGCAATCATAAGGATGTTCATTCAGCCACTTATTTTGGTGTCCGACGGCCATGCGCCATAGCATTTGTTGTGCTAATCCAGCGCACATTATTAGGCGCCACCTCCTAGCTTCTATTTTAGAAACCTTATGCGGTTCTTCCTTCACGAAAGCTCGGTACTTGTGGTCGGCCTTATCATGATAGGTCTGAACTACATCGAACCAAAGTCTTTGTACTTGTTGTTCGGAAAAGTTTCCTAACCCATCCCAACCTAACCACTGGCCAATTGTCGGGCTCTCACGCATATAGGGTATTCCGGGCGTGGAGGTCATATCAAGATCCTGGAGACATCGCTTAAAGTTGTCAAAAGAAAACCAGTCATCCGGGCAAACTGGGAGCGAATAATTTTGTTCCAAGTATGATAACATAACCTGAATTTCGCTATCACTCGGCTCAACAGTTCGCTCCCTGATGCGGGCAGCCTGCGTGAACTGAGTTACGAAGCTGTCCCACTCCGCCCTTGCTGAGAGGTCTGCGGGACCGTAGCTTTGTTGAGCTGACTGTACAATTTGTTGTACCTCTTCTCCAAGCTTTTGTGCTGCGCCACTAAGTTTTTCACCTTGTTTTGCAGAGAATCCTCCGGCTTTCCTTGTTGGGGTTCCAGCTTCTCGGCCGACAAGTTCGAACCCGGGAGGGATCGTGTATCGGCCGGTCGCCGGGCTGAGCGAGCCTTCGGGACCGGCCGCTGGCCTTCCCCCGAATACTGATTCGAGGGCACCAGCGGTCGGCACTCCGGCACATAACCCAGCTGATCAACGAGTTCATCATATTCCACCTCGTCTGCCCAATTGTCTTGATCCAATTGCCGCATACGAGCTAGAATTTCCTTTTCGGTCCTGTGATAATTACCATCACTGAACCGTACGACAATTTGGTTGTCTGAGAGTTCCTCGTACTCATAACCCTTCTTGGCCTGCTGATACATAAAATCCGATGTGTCCTCTGGTTTTTCGTCCAAAGCCAACTTCAGACGACAATACAGATAAAGCAGTTCATAACCGCCTCCTCTGTGACCACCATAACAGTGTATACCCAAAGACACATTCCCATTCATGTAAGCTGAGCCACTAAAGCCTGGATAAGTGCTGCCTTCATAATTCACTCTTCCCATCGGCTTCACAGCCTTCAAGGTACTAACTGAATATCGGCAATCGGCGCTAGATGTTATCGTCACCGTCGCACTTTCTTTAAGAGGTCCTAGCTTAGATTGCGCTACCCCGAGTTTTGACCAGGTTGTTTCTGGAACTCGAAACGCAGAAACGTCAGCTGCTAACATGATCTCACTATCTAAATCAACTCTTGCTTCTTTATCTACATTTATGATCCAAAGCTCACAATTTTTCATCGTGTTATGCGTTGGCGTCAACAAATGGTTCTCCATTCTCAACCCCCCTCCGACGATATGAAGGCTGTCGTCGTATTTAACGGCAACCGCTACTTGGCCGCGAGGCATCCTACCGCCTTCCATCAGGG